GATAGAAAATTTGTTCTTTCTAGTTACATAGAAAGAGGAGATGATAATGATGAAGACAACAGGGAGCCAAAATGATAATTGATGCACTAAGAAAAAAGTATGAGGCAGAAATAGAAGCTGCAAAAGCTAACATTGATGTCTATCAAAAAAATCCTGCAGGTATAGGTGAACACCCAGACCTAGTTGCTGCAGTAGATAGTGAAATGGTTAAACTAGCAGATGCAGAGGATAAATTGGAAACACTAAACAAACATTATTCTAGTAAAGATAAGAAATTTTTACAAGAAAAACTTGACAAAGATACCTAAAATATATTATACTAACAACACTATATTATGCAATTTTATACGAATGTAACCCCTTGGGGTAATACTCTGCTTGTCAGAGAATATGTGAATGGTGAAAGAGTTAATCGAAAGGTTAAGTATTCCCCCACTTTATTTTGTAAAGTAATTAAGGAGACTAATTATAAAACTCTTGACGGCCAAAATGTAACCCCAATAAAACACGAAACTATTAAGGAAGCAAAAGAATGGTTGAAGTCTTATGAAGACCAACCACATCTTGTTTTTGGTAATACTACATTTCAATATAATTACATTGCAGATAGTTATCCTAATTATGTTAAATGGGATATTGATAAAATTCTTGTTGTAACGATTGATATAGAAGTTGCATGTGAGAATGGTTTTCCACAACCAGAAAATGCAATCGAACCTTTACTGTCAATCACAATTAAGAATCATCAAAATAAACAAATATTAGTTTGGGGCACAGGTGAATATAAAAATACAAGAGAAGATGTTACTTATGTAAAATGTGATAGTGAAAAAATGTTAATACAAGAGTTTTTAACATTCTGGCAAAAACATCAACCAGATGTAATTACAGGTTGGAACACAGAATTTTTTGATATACCATATCTCTGTAATCGTATTAAAAATTTATATGATGAAAATGAAATAAACAAATTATCACCTTGGGGTAATGTGTCAGATAGAGAAGTTTATCAAATGGGTAGAAAACACCAGGTCTATGATATTCAAGGAGTATCACATTTAGATTTTTATGATTTGTATAGAAAGTTTACATATACGAATCGTGAGAGTTACAGATTAGACCATATTGCCCATATTGAGTTAGGTGAGAACAAAGATGATAATCCATACGAAACATTCCGAGAATGGTATCTAAAGGACTTTCAGTCGTTCATTGACTATAATATACAAGATGTTGAAATAGTAGATAGATTAGAAGATAAAATGAAACTGATTGAGTTATGTCTCACTATGGCATATGATGCTAAAGTAAATTATATGGATGTATTAGGTTCTGTAAAATATTGGGATATACTCATCTATAATGAATTAAGAAAAAAGAATATTGTTATACCACAAAAAGTAGAAAGAAAAAAGACCGAAAAGTTTGAAGGTGCGTATGTGAAAGAACCTCAAGTCGGTTTACATAAATGGGTTATGTCTTTTGATTTAAACTCTCTGTACCCACACTTAATTATGCAGTATAATATTTCACCAGAGACTTTAGTCGCAGAAAAGAAAGTAAAAGATATAACTGTAGATAAAATGCTAAATAAGGAGGTAGATACTTCAATACTAAAAGATGCAACACTAACACCAAATGGTGCTTTGTTTAAAACTACTCAAAAAGGGTTCTTACCCGAACTCATGCAAAAGATGTATGATGAGAGAGTGAAGTTTAAACAACTTCTGTTGGAGGCAAAGAAAGATTATGAAAAAACAAAAGACCCAAAACTTAAAAAAACAATCTCGAAATTTAATAATATCCAAATGGCTAAAAAGATTTCTCTCAATAGTGCGTATGGTGCTATTGGTAATAACTGGTTTAGGTATTATAATCTTTTGGTCGCTGAAGCAATTACTACCAGCGGTCAGTTTGCTATTAGACATATTGAACATTCTCTTAATGGGTATCTTAACAAAATACTTGAAACCAATGGAGAAGATTACATTATTGCATCAGATACGGATTCGGTGTATATATGCTTTGACAAACTTGTTGGCAAAGTATTCAAAGGAGAACAAGATAAAAGAAAAATCGTTGATTTCTTGGACAAGGTCGCTACAGATAAGATTGAACCTTTTATTGATAAGTCTTATCAAGAACTTGCTGAATATGTAAATGCATATGAACAAAAGATGCAAATGAAAAGAGAAGTGATTGCAGACAAAGGTATTTGGGTTGCAAAGAAAAGATATATTTTAAACACACATGATGTTGAAGGTGTTCGTTACAAAAAACCTAAATTAAAAATTATGGGTGTTGAAGCTGTAAAGTCATCAACCCCTGCTGCGTGTAGAGAAAAAATTAAAGATGCATTAAAAATTATTATGAATGAAGATTCAAAAGTGCTAAATAGTTTTATACAAGATTTTAGAAAAGATTTTATGAATTTAAAACCAGAGATGGTTGCGTACCCACGCTCAGTAAATGGATTAAACAAGTGGACTGAATCACATAATCTATTTAAGAAAGGAGCACCTATACATTGTAAAGGTGCAATATTATATAATCATCTTATCAAAGATAAAAACTTACATATAAAATATCCTTTTATACAAGAAGGTGATAAGATTAAATTTTTACATATGAAAACACCAAATACATATCAATCAACATCTATATCATTTATGACTAAGTTACCAGAAGAATTAAACTTACATGCATTTATAGATTATGATACTCAGTTTGAAAAGTCATTTGTAGAACCATTAAAATTTATTACAGATATTATTCAATGGCAAATTGATGGTAGTTATGGAACACAGGCAACACTAGAGGATTTTTTCTAATGAATGGTAAAGGAAGTAAAAGAAGACCAATGCAAGTTAATCAAGAAACATACTCTGATAACTATGATAAAATTTTTAAAAAGAAAACAAAAGATGTTTTTGATAATATGATGATAGATAAAATTCTTACAAAGGAAATAGAAAAAACTGTACCAGACAAAGAGGTTGCAGTATTATTGTCTGGTGGTGTCGATTCTATCTCTGTTGCATTTGCTGCAGAAAGACTTGGAAAGAAAATAATATCATACAGTTTTAGATTAGATAATCACGAATCTTACGATTATCATAAAGCAAAAGATATTGCACAAATGAGAAATTGGAGATTCATTGGTGTTACCATACCAACAGATAGATTAGTAGAAGATTTTCATTACTTAGTTAAATTAGGATGTAGAAAGAAAACACAATTTGAATGCACATTTCCATTCTTATACATCTATCCACAAATAAAAGAAAATTATGTTTTATCTGGTTGGGCAGCAGATGGTTATTATGGATTAAGTAAAAAAGCTATGATACATTACAAAGGTGATAACTTTAATCAGTTTAGAGATGATTATTTTAAAAAAGAAAATCAAGCTGGATTCATATGGCACAACAAAGTTGCAATGCTAAATAATAAGAAACTCGTAACACCATACTTATCTGAATCTGTTAAGAAGTTTTTTTATAAACACAATCATGAACAGTTAAATAAACCATTTCAAAAACATCATGTAAGAAATGGATTTTACGAATTCAATGAGATTGGTAAAGTAGACAAACATTTAAATTTACAGATAGGAAGTGGTATTACAAAACTTTTTGGAACTTTATTAAAAAATAAAGATATTAATTTTAAAAATAGGAATAGAATGTTAGATGTTTATAGAGATTGGCATAAGCTAAATAATACATCTACATTAGATAAATTTATATGATATACAAACCATACAATTTAAAGGATGTTGTAAAAGCATCTGAACAAAATAAGTTTACAGTCGTATCAACTTTTGCTGGGGGCGGTGGTAGCTCTACAGGTTATAGACTTGCAGGTGGTAAAATACTTTGTGTAAATGAATTTGTAAAAGAAGCTATAAACACATATAAAGAAAACTACCCAGACACACCTGTGTTACCAGATGATATCAAAACACTCTCTGCAGAAGATTTTAGTAAATATGGTGAGATAGATATCTTTGATGGTTCACCACCATGTTCTGCTTTTTCTGTATCAGGTGCAATGGTACAAGGAAAACATTCTAAAGGTTGGGGTCAAACTAAAAACTATTCTGATGGTAAAAAGATTGAAAACATAGAGGATTTATTTTTTGAGTTTTTAAGAATAGCAGAGAAGTTAAGACCTAAAGTTATCGTTGCAGAAAATGTAAAAGGATTAACTGTTGGTGAAGCAAAACAATATTATTATAAGATTACAAATACATTTGAAAAAATAGGATATGATGTATCCTCTAAAGTTTTAAATTCTGTTCACTATGGTGTTCCACAAACAAGACAGAGAACCATCTTTATTGCTGTTCGTGAAGATAT